GCTGGCTAATCCCCAGATCCTGGTCCGCGAACTGTCCGTTCAGTTGGAATTGAAACCATGTGTCGCGGGCGACGCCAAAAACGTCTCGGTACCGCACATGCCCGTAGATATAATACGCCAGAAAGCCGCTCTCGACATGGACGAAGAATGGCCTGACATCGTCCATGTTCATTTTTGCTGTGCTGCTTTTTCCTTGCGTTGGAGCAATGTCGCTCCAGCCTTGATAGATATCGGCTGCGTAATTCCGAAGATCCCGGTTTGGTTGAACCACTCTCCACGCGAAATACAAACCAACGTCATACGCAGGCGTTGCTCCGAAATTTTTGAGCGTGAGACGCAGCCCGAAGCTATCGGGCACAAAATCGTGGACGTTGATTGTGTCGACATAGACGTAGGCCCTGAGCTGCTGTTCCGCCGAGCGTCTCTGGGTTTTCAGTGTTCCCATCAAGACTGGAATTGCGCCTACCGCAGCAGCCGCAGCGGCCCAGCCGCTGAGCGCCGCGACCCAATCGCGCACGCAGTGTGTATCACTGGTGATGCACCACGCAGCGTGCGTGAGCGCGAAATCTGTGCCGAACAGAAAGGTGAAGCCGCCGAGAAACCCGGCAAGCGCCAGCACTATGAAATCCCCGGTGCCCATCTCCCTCATGCACCGCTGAATACCATGCGGTGTCATATTCTGGCGAGGGCTGCATGAGCAGCTCGCCGTCCCGCCCTGTTCTGCGCTGGCATGGCGGCAAGTGGTTGCTTGCGCCGTGGATCATCGAGCATTTCCCGGCGCACCGGATCTATGTCGAGCCCTTCGGTGGGGCGGCTTCCGTGTTGCTGCGCAAGGCGCGCGCCTATGCGGAGGTTTACAACGATCTCGACGGCGATGTTGTGAACCTGTTCAGGGTGCTGCAGGACCGCGCCGGCGGGGCAGAACTGCTGCGCCTGCTCGATCTGACGCCCTTTGCCCGCGCCGAATTTGAAGTCGCGTGGGATGCGACCGACGACCAGGTCGAGCGCGCCCGGCGGCTGATCATCCGCTCTTTCATGGGCTTCGGCAGCAATGCGCATTCCGACATGGGGCGCGGCCACAAGACGACAGGCTTTCGCGCAAACTCGTCGCGATCGGGAACGACGCCGGCGCATGACTGGGCGAGCTATCCGTTTGCGCTCGCCGCGGTGATCGAGCGCATGCGCGGCATCGCTATCGAACAGCGGCCCGCTTTGCAGGTGATGCGCTCACATGACTGGCCCGACACGTTGCACTATGTCGACCCGCCGTACGTTCACGCGCGGCGTCCATCATCGACAGCACGCCGTCGCGCCCCATGATGGAGGCGCCGGAGCGGGCGCGGTCATGAAAGATGGTGGTGACTGTCAGGTCCTGCTTGGCTGCATAGTCGGTGCAGAGCGCGATCTGATCCTCGATCGACCTATCGGTTTGCAGGTCGCTGGAATAGCGGGCGTAGAGCGCCGCTCGCTTCATGATCAATCTCCCCTAGGCGGCGCATATAATCGTCGCGCGCTGCCTGGCGCGCAAGAGCCTCGACGATGCCGGCCAAAGCCGGGTGAACGCCCGGCGGCGGCGGCAACGGCTTTCGCTGCGGATAGGCGGATTTCACAGCAGCGCTCCCTGCTTCGGGTCTACAGGGCGAGAGCCGGCGCCAAAGCCCTTGGCGCGCAGCTCCGCGATGGTTTCGAGCATCTTCTGATCGCCCTTCAAGCGGGCTGTGTGTTCAGACGGGCCATACTTGTCCGTCTCGATCGCGCCGGCGGCGACGGCCAGCGCACGCTTCGATTGCGCGATGTCGAAATGCTCCCACGAAGCATCCATGCCGGCGATACCCAAGCCGGCCGGGCGCTGAAACCATTTGCGCTGGACGCCGATGCGATCGGCCATGGCGAAAAGCTCCGCGCGCGTGTGCGCCCACATGTGGCACATGAGCAGGCGGCCGAAGGAATGCTTGGCGTTGTCGACATATACGCTCATGACAGCGCACCAAGCCGTGGCAGGTCGACCACTTCGCGCGCCTGGTCGAATGCTTCCGGCAGGTGAGCGAGAAGCGCAGCGCGAAGTTCCCCATGCATCTCGGGTTTCGTCATGGCCATCGCGCTGCCGCAAGCGCCGACCAGCAGGCCAACCACCAAAGCCTCATATTGTATCCCCTCGTCGCTCGAAATCTTGGGCGCTCTGGCCAAGGCTTCACCAAACGCACCAGCGACGATCGATTTGGTCATCTGCGCGATTGCGTCGAATGGGTCGTTCTCGTCAAACTTCTTGCGGTTCCCCATCAGCGCAGCCCCACATAGAGCAGGCCGGCGCCGATCGCCGCGACGACGATCAGCAGGCCGAACAGGACGCGGCGCACGATGGCCGGGTCTCCGGGCCCAAGGTAGGCGCAGTCATCGTCGCACTGGCATTCGGGCCAGAGGTCGCAGACCAGCTGCGACGCGTTGCCGGGCGGCAAGGTAAGTCTCGCCGGCCGGTTCATGAGAATACCTGAAGCCAGAAGCCGACGCCGACCAGAAACGAGAGGATGGCGAGGCCTGCTGCTATATCCTGGATAGGTGTGTCCCATCGCCGTCAGCCCACGTTGCGGACGGCCCGCGAGCGGGCGAGGTCCGATGCTTCGATTTAGCCAAAGCACTTCCACTCGCGGTCGGGCGCCGTCTGCCAGGGCGGGCCGCTCGACACGCATCCAGTCCGACAGCGCTTCGTCGTAGAGCGCGCAGGGATAGCCTGACAGGACGACCATGCCTGTCAGACCGCGAAGCGCCTCGAGCAATTCGAAGTGGTCGGCATCGCTTAGTTCATGGCGATAGCGGTGCTTCGGATCGTACGGATTGCGCCGGTTGCGCGTCGCGTGAACGTACGGCGGGTCGACATAGTGCAACGTGTCGGGCCAGTCATGTGAGCGCATCACCTGCAAAGCGGGCCGCTGTTCGATAGCGATGCCGCGCATGCGCTCGATCACCGCGGCGAGCGCAAACGGATAGCTCGCCCAGTCATGCGCCGGCGTCGTTCCCGATCGCGACGAGTTTGCGCGAAAGCCTGTCGTCTTGTGGCCGCGCCCCATGTCGGAATGCGCATTGCTGCCGAAGCCCATGAAAGAGCGGATGATCAGCCGCCGGGCGCGCTCGACCTGGTCGTCGGTCGCATCCCACGCGACTTCAAATTCGGCGCGGGCAAAGGGCGTCAGATCGAGCAGGCGCAGCAGTTCTGCCCCGCCGGCGCGGTCCTGCAGCACCCTGAACAGGTTCACAACATCGCCGTCGAGATCGTTGTAAACCTCCGCATAGGCGCGCGCCTTGCGCAGCAACACGGAAGCCGCCCCACCGAAGGGCTCGACATAGATCCGGTGCGCCGGGAAATGCTCGATGATCCACGGCGCAAGCAACCACTTGCCGCCATGCCAGCGCAGAACAGGGCGGGACGGCGAGCTGCTCATGCAGCCCTCGCCAGAATATGACACCGCATGGTATTCAGCGGTGCATGAGGGAGATGGGCACCGGGGATTTCATAGTGCTGGCGCTTGCCGGGTTTCTCGGCGGCTTCACCTTTCTGTTCGGCACAGATTTCGCGCTCACGCACGCTGCGTGGTGCATCACCAGTGATACACACTGCGTGCGCGATTGGGTCGCGGCGCTCAGCGGCTGGGCCGCTGCGGCTGCTGCGGTAGGCGCAATTCCAGTCTTGATGGGAACACTGAAAACCCAGAGACGCTCGGCGGAACAGCAGCTCAGGGCCTACGTCTATGTCGACACAATCAACGTCCACGATTTTGTGCCCGATAGCTTCGGGCTGCGTCTCACGCTCAAAAATTTCGGAGCAACGCCTGCGTATGACGTTGGTTTGTATTTCGCGTGGAGAGTGGTTCAACCAAACCGGGATCTTCGGAATTACGCAGCCGATATCTATCAAGGCTGGAGCGACATTGCTCCAACGCAAGGAAAAAGCAGCACAGCAAAAATGAACATGGACGATGTCAGGCCATTCTTCGTCCATGTCGAGAGCGGCTTTCTGGCGTATTATATCTACGGGCATGTGCGGTACCGAGACGTTTTTGGCGTCGCCCGCGACACATGGTTTCAATTCCAACTGAACGGACAGTTCGCGGACCAGGATCTGGGGATTAGCCAGC